TCGTTATTTAAAATAACTGACCAATCAGGTATTGATTATTTCCAAAGTCAATACAATTATGCTTGGGAAAAGAATTTTCCCTCACAAAAATTGGGTAAACTTTCATTTATTTATGATCCTGAGTGTAAGTTAAGAATTGTTGCTATAGTAGATTACTATACTCAACTATTTCTTAAACCTATACATGAAAAGATAATGAATAAACTTCAAAATCTTCCATGTGATAGGACTTATACTCAGAGTCCTTTAAATGAATGAAAGGACGATGGAAATATGTTTTGATCTATAGACCTGTCATCAGCAACAGATAGATTTCCAATTTCACTCCAAAGGAGACTACTTGAGATAGCAATATCAAAAGAAGTCGCTGATGGATGAAATTTTATTCTATCTGATAGGAAATTTGAAACTCCAGAGGGAAATCTAGTTCAATATAGAACTGGACAACCTATGGGTTCATATTCTTCCTGAGCTGCCTTTACACTTACCCATCATTTAGTTTTACACTGGTGTGCAAAACTTAATGGTTACGATAATTTTTCAGATTATATAATTCTTGGAGATGATATCGTCATAAAAAACGATAAAGTCGCCCGTACTTATATGAAATGAATGAATTATCTAGGTGTTGAATTATCTAGTAGTAAAACACATGTATCAAAAGATACATATGAATTTGCTAAAAGATGATTCTGTAAAGGAAGAGAATTTACTGGATTACCAATGAATGGGATAATCGATAATATCGAAAATCCATTTATAGTAATGGTAAACCTCTATGATTTTTACAAAGTCAAGGGGAATTACTTAGGTTCTACCAAGAATCTTCCATGTATATTATCTTCTCTTTATAAAGGTTTAAGTCTTAAATTATCAAAGAAATTTAATAATTCAAGATTTAAAATGAAGATCTATACTTTCCATAAATCATTGGATTATTCATTTGGATTTTTAACATATGACTCTCTTAGAGAGTTATTATGTTTAAATATCAAAAATGAACAATACATGATCCCTGATGAACAATTAATTCATACTGCGTATGATGATGTTGTGGCTCAGGGAATGGGAAGTTCCGTCAAAAATAGTATGACTTCCTTAAATAATATGGCTACTAAAGTTATAGAAAATAAAACAATCTATAATTTAGAAGATCCAAATGAATTAAGGAATTATCCTATTTTTAAAGGAATAGTTAATTACATTAATAATTACAAAGATTCTGTTAGTAAATGAGATGTTAACCATCTTAATTACAGACAGAAATCTAAAGAATTATTAATGCTAAATATTGATAATGTATTTGGTAAAGAGAGA